ATAGCGGCGCGAAAATGGTTGAATTTGGGCAGGGCTTTCGGTCGATCTCACCGGCCGCGAAAGACTTTGAAAAAAAGACGTTGGCCGGTGAAACGAGCCATAATGGAAACCCGGTGTTGTCCTGGATGATGGCTTGTACTACGGTTCAACAGGACGCGAATGGAAATATAAAGCCCGTGAAGCCCGAACGCCATAAAAGCGGTCGGCGCATTGACGCGATCCTGACCTCGATCATGGCGCTTGACCGCCTGACGCGTTGCACGGACACGCCTAGCGTTTACGGGCAACGAGGGATAATCGTATTATGAAGGTAGTTATATGCCGAAAGTAGTAATCGTGCATGGGCCGCCTGGTAGCGGGAAGTCAACATATGTCCGGGAACATAAAAGCCATAGCGATATCGTGATCGATATGGACGCGTTGTATCAGGCCTTGACGTGCAATCCGCCTTATCAAAAACCCGTTGAACTATTCCCGTTCGTCGATTCGGTAAGGGAATTCATAGTCTCAAATTTTGACTTTGCCCCTTGTAAATGCTTTTGGATAATAACTACCGATACTAAAGTATCGGTGGACCGCATGGCTAAAAAGTACGGGGCCGATGTCGTGTTCCTTGACGTGTCAATGGCGGAATGCCTGCGGCGCATATCGAAGGATAAGGCGCGCGGCGATTGGATGAAGTGGAAACCGTTAGTCGAGAAATATTTCCGCGTGAATTCCGATAAGGCGCGGAAATAATGGGGGTTGACATATTGTGAATAACGGTGCATCGTTAAATATGAAGGCCTCTTCTCTCGCGCAACGTAAAAAGGATGCGAAAATTCCGGGCATTTTTACGCGCCTTGCCCGTGCGTTATACGGCCGCTCATGGAAGCCTCAGACTATAGATGAAATGGATCGCGCTATGGATCGTTCCCTGGGGTATGGGGGCGCATCTAACGCGGGCGTGGCGGTCGGCGAGGATGACGCCTTAACGTATTCCGCCTGGTTTTCAGGGGTTCAACAAATTTCTCAGACCGTGGCTTCCATGCCGCTTGTATTGTACCGTAGGAAGGGCGAAGCGAAAGACCGTTATTCAGTTGATCCTCTTTACTATGCGCTTCACACAAAAGTAAACCCGTATATGTCCGCGTTTTCGTTCAAGGAGGTCATGCTTTACTGCATGATCGTGTGGGGCAATTTTTATGCGGTACCGATTTACGAGGAAGGCCGACGCGGTTTACGCATAACGGAATTATGGCCACTCGATCCCTCGCGCGTGGTTTGCTATTTTGAGGAAGGAAAAAAGAAATATAAATTTTTGAAGGCAAACGGGACATGGATTTATTTTTCGCATGACGAGATATTTCACGTCGCGGGTTTCGGGAAAAACGGCTATACCGGTCTTTCAATTCTCATGCTCGCGGCCGAATCAATAGGCCTGGGCGTCGCGCAAGAAGATTTCGCGGCGCGGTTTTTTGGTACCGGAACGAACGTGGGTGGAATATTTACCTATCCAGGGCAATTGTCTCCGGAAGCGGTCGAGAACATAAAATCAACTATCGGTAAACTTTATTCCGGGCTATCTAACAGCCACAAATTCATGGTGTTGGAAGAGGGCATGACTTTTTCGCGTACCACGATGCCGTTACAAGATGCGCAATTCTTGGAAGGGCGCGTATTCTCAATACAAAATGTCGCGCGATTTTTGAACATGCCCCCACATAAATTGAAAGATCAGTCTCGTTCTAGTTTTTCGAACATAGAATCGGAACAACTGTCATGGTGGACCGACACTATACGGCCGTGGGTCACACGTATAGAATCCGCGATCAATTCGCAGTTAATACGCGAGATTGAGCAAGAAAAAGTTTTCGCCGAATTCCTTTTCGACGCAATTTTACGCGCGGATATCAAGACACGTTACGAGGCGTACAGCACGGCGCTACAGAATGGTATTATGACGCGTAACGAAGTACGCGCACGCGAAAACCTTAATCCGATAGACAATGAAGGCGGCGACATTTTTACGGTACAGCTCAATTTGACGAATTTGAAGGACGTGGGCAAGGTACCGGAAAGTATTGATACCGGTGTTGACACTGACGACGCGGGCCAGGGTACGGCCGACACGGACACCACGGCCGCGCCTGCGGGCCCTGACGATAACGACGAGCAGGAAAGGACGGAATTCCGGTCCGCGTTTTTTAGGTCACTTCCTGAAAAGCGGAAAAGGTCGGTGGTAGAACGACGCCGAATTCAGAAGCGCGGGACCGCGAAACTCATTTCAGCATTCGAAAAAATCGTGAAACGAGACGTGCAAGCGTTACGAAAAATGGTTGATAATAACCTGAAATCGCGTACGCTTAGAACGTTAGAATCATTTCAAACCGATTTGAATTCACATTATGATTCAACGTTCGATGAAATATATCGCAGTATTTATCCCGTTATATTGGCATATGCGCGGTCGGTCGTAGTCGCGGCCGAAGCCGAGATGGGAAATGAAATCGATATTGATATCGAGGAAAAGGTTGATAAATTCACGCGCAACGCGATAGGCGGTTATGTTACACGGAATAAAACGCAGATAATAAACGCGCTCGAAAAGGATATAGAATCGGACATACTGGACTATATTGAAGAAACGCGCGCGGTAACGGTCGGGAACCGCGAAGGTGTAGGCGTGGCCGGATACTTCGCGGCGGCCGCATTTTTCGCGGCAGGATACCGCGTATCCTGGGTGACGGTCGGGGAAAATTGCCCTATGTGTGATGAAATGGACGGAAAAACGATAGAAAAAGGGAATGACTTTGTCAGTGAAGGCGACCGAATAGGTCACATGGCGTTAGCATATGCGATAGCTCATCCACCGTTACATGGCGGATGCGATTGCACGGTCAGTTATACAGGGTGGTGATATGGGAAACGATAGTACGAAAGCGCCTGACGGCTTGCATAGATTTTTAGAAACGCGGACCGTAAAGGCTGAATTGCGCGCCGAACCGGAATTCGTGATCGAAGGTTACGCGGCGTTATTCGATGCGTGGAGCGAACAACTAGGGTTTTTCAAGGAAAAAATCAAGCCTGGTGCGTTCGATGAGACATTGAAACAATCGGATATACGCGCGCTTTTCAACCACGATCCTAATTATCCACTCGGTCGCGTGCGCGCGGGAACGCTCGAAGCGAAAGAGGATTCAAAAGGTTTATGGTACCGCGTGAAACTTGACGAAAACGTAAGCTACGCGAAAGACCTTTATTCCAGCATAAAGCGCGGCGACGTTTCACAGAATTCTTTTTCGTTCCGCACACTTTCGGACGAATGGAACGAGAAAGGCGACGAACGAACGTTGACAAAAGTAGCGTTATACGACGTGGGGCCGGTGACGTTCCCGGCGTATCCTCAAACGACCGTAAATGCCCGCGACCTATTCGCGGAAATGAATATTGATCATGCCGTGTTCTCAAAATTGCTTTTTCGTGCGGAAAACGGATTGCCCATGGTATCGCGTGAAAAAGATCAATTGAGGGAATATGTCAAGATATTGGCGGGCCGTGTATCGTCTTTAGAATCCGCGCGCGCCGTGGACGTGAAAGACGAAAATAAAAACGCGTCAAAAAGTACCGACGCGTTCTACGGACTGCCTCACGATCTCTATTTGAGATTGCGCGATTGTTTTTAATTGGAGGTTAATGGAATGGATAGGCTGAAAATGCTTAACGAAAAACTTGCCGTCTCGTATAACAAACGTGACGCGCTTGTAAAGACCGTCGAAGCCCGGGACAACATTTTCACGGCTGACGAACAGCGTCAGGTAAAGGAAGTACTCGATGAAATAGACGCTATCAAGGCGTCGATAGTAGTCGAGGAAAGGCTTGCCGCTATCGTGAATACCACGGTGAAGAAAGAGGAAAACGAGGAAGCCCGGAACGTCCAAGTGGTTGGTCCTGCGGCCGGTCAGGCTAAATACTCCCTCGGCGAGTACATGCAGGACATTGCGCAGGTGTCGTTACGTGGTGTCCGGTCGCCACGGTTTACGAACAAACAAAATGAATACCGCGTAGGACTCGGCCAGAGTGAAACCGTACCATCTGACGGTGGTTTCCTCGTGGGTTCGGACCTCGTGGGCGGCGTATTCCAGCGTATGTGGGGTGACGCTCCACTCGCGGCGAAATGTACCCGCTTCCAGGTGGGCGCGAATTCGAACGGTATCAGGTTGAACCGCGTTGCCGAGACTTCACGCGTGAACGGCTCCCGGTACGGTGGCGCTCTTGCTTACTGGCTTGCCGAAGCCGGTA